CGGCGGGTTGCCTGGTGCGAGCGCCGCGGCGTCGAGCGCTGCGTCGAGTGTGGCGACTGGTGCGAACGGCGGGTTGCCTGGTGCGAGCGCTGCGGCGTCGAGTGCGAGCGCTGCGTGGTTATAAATTGAAAATAAATTCTATGATGGGTTTAAGGAATGAAGCGCGGTTCAGGGTGTTCGTTTAGCGGAAAACACTATGAATTACAAATTTATAATATTGTCAAACGCTGCTACTTGAACGGACGCCCTTTTAACGTACAAAGAGAATGCGATTTAGGAGGTTGTGGTGCCAAAAATGATATCGAATGCCTTATGGGTAATGTGTCGGTCGCTATAGAAATCAAAAGAAAAAACACACCCGATTGGATGCAGTGTTCTTTGAACTACGATGGAGACAAATGGGTAGGGAGTCCGCGACAGAAAATACCCAAAAAATCCAAAGAGTTGTTTGAACAATTGTTGTGCGACGCAACGTTATTCCACCATAAAATCCCGCCATTTATGTTAAAAGATGTAACCCACGAAGAATGGCTCTCTGTAAAAATAGAGACCACCGATTTTAACGATATGTATTTGGATTGCCCCGACGATACGATCCAAACCTTGTACGCCCATAAAAAATGTTCGTATATACAAATTTCAGATAAAGGCTTGTATCATTTAGGCGACGACCTTTGTAAATTTAAGGTCCCCGAGTTTAAGATCGACCAACAATTGAGAATACGAACGAAAATACATAAGACCAAAAACGCCAAGGGATTTTGTAAATTATCGGTGACCGTGTCGTGTCAACCAAAACATATTCAGGACCTTATGAAAAGCCCGTATAGTTTGGATGGCGTCTTGCCTGTAAACTTAATCTACGCGAATCGATAATATGATAATCTCAGACGACCTTTTACTTTTATTCATTCCATAACTCCACTGTGCGTCTAAGATGAAATAGTCTTTGTATAATGTTCGGATATAGTCGCAATCATTATAATGTAACAGCCAATTCTCTTTGGTTCGCAACAACTCAAACAAGGCGTCATGGCGAAAGTCTTCGTGCATATTTCCGTCTTTCCCATACAATTTTGATTTTTTTTCTAAATAATAAGGCGGGTCTAAAAATAGGAACGCAGAACGAGGGACACAATGACCTATAAAATATTCAAAATCATAATTGTATAAGTCGACCTCCGACAGGTCCAATTGTCTAATTTTTTCAATCGACGAAGCCGTATAACGCTTCGCGCTGGCTTCGGGAGAAAATCCGCCCGACAACGTGGCGCCGCTGAACGAACAACGATTTATAATAAAATATTGAACGGCTTGTTGGCGCGGGTCGGTTAAATCCATAATGGTGTCTCTGTAGTGGGTAAACAAGGCTTTGGATACGACCGGAATTTGCGTCAAGTCGTCGCACAATTGTTGGGAGTTGGTTTTGACTTGAGACCAAAAATGAAACAACGGGGTGAATTTGTCATTCACAATTAATTTCATATTGTATTTCTTTTTTACGTACAATTCAAACGAACCACCGCCCAAGAACGGCGAACACAACGTATCGGGTAGGTCGTAATAAGTCGTCATAATGTCATCTATGGTTTTACACGCCCGCGTTTTGCCGCCAGGATACCTTAAGGGAGAGGTCATAGGGTTGGCTTTAGACCTTTTTATCTTCAATTTTTTACGCCCTATATATATGTGGTTATACCTATTGCTCGTAATCGTATTCTTTTTTAGACTAAGAGAAGGTATGGAGACCGCGCCTGAGACCGCGCCTGAGGTCCGCCTGGCGCTAGTAGAAAAATACGCGGAAAACATAGACAAACGCCTGAAAAAATTGGAAAAAGACATTCGCGACTTCCAAGACTCTTAAAATATTATATATATATAATGAAGCTCTTGAACAAAATGACCAACAAACTGAAAAAAATGGATTTACAATTTACCTTTCTCTTAGTGGCGGTGTTGGTGGTATTGTATTTTATATACACCACGTTCCGATTGGACGAAGCCTTCGAGGCGAGCGACTTTCCGAATAATTTAAAGAGCGATGGCAAACAACTGGTCTTATTTTATGCCGATTGGTGCGGACATTGTAAAAAATTAAAGCCGGTGTGGGACGAAACCGCGCTCGAGTTAGGCGATAAAAAAATGATTGAAGTGTCCGTCGGGGGAGGGACGCCAGAAGAGAAGAAACTTATGAAAGACTACAACGTCAACGGTTTCCCGACCATTATAATATTTGAAAATGGTCAACCTACGGGTCCATTTAATTCGCGAGACAAAAGTAGTTTCTTGGAATTCTTTGCGTGACCTACTAAATTGGAAGTCCGACAATTGAGGCGATCTAAATCTATATGATTTATATAGTGATTTTTTTCATATATATTAAAGTCTAGAAAGACATGCGCAATAATAGAAGACCGCATATATTGCTTTTTTTTAATCAAGATAACGTTATAGCCTTTGTTGTGGTTTGGTGTGTTTTTTATTTCTTTCCAACGCCCCGACAATAACTTTCTTAATATGACTCCGGTTTCGAATACATCTAAGGTCGTATCGTAAATCGTCACAATCATATTTCGGTTTATAGGATTTAAATTATTTCAATTTTTAATATTTATACAAGTGTTTAGACAACAACGTCATAGACCAATCTTGCCCGTTCAAGTTCAATACTTTACCCTTGTCGTCGTATACTTTGATAGACAACTTTTCAATGTCTACGGGTCCGTGGTATTCGCGCGCATATTGATTTTTATCACTAAAAAATATACTTTGTCCCCAAACCAACGACTTGGCTTCAAACGGAATGATGGCTAATATGTTCGGCATGTTGGTTTGTTCTATTTTTAAAGGCTGTTCGCTGTTGGTATCGTTGGTGGAGGCGCGACTATAGATTTGTTTTCGCGTGAGGGGTCGGTTGTCATACGACCAAGGCGTCAAGTCTGCCTTAGTAAGGGTCTCTAAACAAATAGACGATTCGGGATAGGTGGTGGGGCGGATGTATTCTTTGCCTTGGTGTAATTGAACAAGGGATTTGTTGCTTTGATTGTGGTTGTGGTCGTCGGCAGTAAGGACGAAGTATTTTATGGTGGGTATAAAACTCATGTATTCCCCCGTAATCGACCCGCCGACCTCAAGCGTATACGTGCTGTATATCTCTTCACCCGAACACGTTATACGGCGAAATCCTAATATCCATCCTAGAGAATTATTGACGCGGGTATGTTCGAAGGTAGTATTTTTATTATGGTAAAATGTAAATACAATCGGATAGATTTCATTATTGGTTATGGTGGTTTTGCCCGTTTTTGAATTGTAAGATATATCGAAGTGTGTATGTAATTCGGTGTGATTTCCACCTTGATTGGTCGTATAGTATACACGATTTTGAACCAATTGCTCGACCAATTCTTCTACGTTGTAATAACCGGGGTCTATATCCAATACGGCATTACTGCATATATCCATTTCGAGCACCGTGTTTCCTTGTAAGGCTTCTAGGTTATAAAAACTAAACGGAATATTTATAGACGCCACTTTTAAAGAAATGGTATTGTTGAGCGTATCGGTCAATTTGCTACTAAATATGGTTTCGCTGGCGGGAGACAAATTCGGGGCGGAGCAATTGTCTGGATAATTACATTGAAATAAAGTCGGTCTATATTGTGAATCTATTTCGGTGACACGGGTGATCGTGTTTTTATAATTGGGGTTTAAATTATCTTTTATGGTATTTTTAACCAACACACTTTGCGGTTTTTCGAGCGACGCGGCGAATTTGTCTTGAATGATTTTATTGGCTAAGGCGTCCAAGAATTCCTTGGTGTCTCGGGTGGGATATTCTTTGTAGTAATACGCGTATAATCTTTTCTTCGCTAGTTCGACGTCTTGTAGCGTAAAGTCCGTAAAAAAATTTACGCCGTCAATAATGTTGAACATTTTTTTTATTTCGTTTAAACTATAATGGTCCGAATTAAAGTTCATTATAGTTTGGTAAGATTATAAAATTGATGTTTTTCTTCGTTAAAAAAACATCAATGGATGAATTAAAAGAAGAGATTCAGCAATTAAAACGGCGCGTAGCGTTTTTGGAAATGTTTCACAAGCCTTGTTATGAAATGGTTCTGAATACTCTAGACATAGAGTCTATTTTAGCCTGTCGCGAGGACATGTGGGTACAAGTCGTCCGTCATAGTTTAAATCGCGGGATTCTACAGGTCCTAGGCGGGTCTAACATTTACATATGTCATAAACATATTTGGATAAAAAGCGACCTTTCGTTGAAAGATATGTTTCAATTTGTGGAAGGTTCGTTTATAAAGGCGTATACACATTATTTAGAACAACACCCCGAATTAGACGCCGAACACTACGAAACCTATAACTCGATTATCTACAGCTTGAATTTGAAAAGAGACTTTCAAAAAATGAAGAATTTAATTATCGCCTCTATATAATGGAACGGCTGTATTCATGGGACACTTCGTACGATAAGAATTTATTCGTACGTGAAAGTCATAATTGCTATAATTATTTTTTGAATTTGAAAAGTCGTCGCGCGTATAATTTATGCAAGAAAGAACATAAGCCTGGACACCGTTGTAGGCGACCCCAACCAGGCTACGCCGTACAAATGCCCATGATAAAAGGTGCCGATTTAAATTGTAAATCTATGATGGATCGTACTTTATCCGACAATAAGCATATGTTCCGAACCAAAAAGAACTGCCCCAAAACACATTATAAAGGCGCGTTGGTGGTGGCGCCCGGGAATGATTATCATTATTACCGATTAAACGACGACGGCGTATGGACGCACAAGCCCGGACATACCCAAACTAGATCCTTTAACGCAGACCACGCCGATATTACCGACCCAGAAACTGCCAATCGTAAATACAGAAACGCGGACTATTCGGATTTTTGCGGATATTTATGCGTTCCACGTAGTCGTAAACAAAAAAGGATGAAAATGTACAAGGAAAAATAAAACGCTTTTTAAACGCGGATCAGAACCGTGGTTCATTTGTAAAGATATTTTCTCTTACAATAAGTATATGATAAACAATGAATTATTTTATTGTAAAAACAAAGATACGTATCCTCCATTTAAACGTGGTCTCTATTTGGAAGAATACTTTTTGAGACAAATGTCCAACAAAAAAACACGCCGAACCTATATACCCGCCTTATGGACCAACTTTCAAATAGAGCCGTGGTTCATTTCGAAAAAAACACAATTACAAAACGATTTGGACGCTTGGGTCAAAGACCATCCTTCCGAACATGGTTATTTTGTAATCGTCCAATACGACGACGGACCGCTTCTGAAATTGCCGGTTAACACGCTAATATACGGGTGTTGCTCCGGTAATATACCCATACCGCTCATATACGAAGATCGTCAGCATAGACTCGAACATATGCCGAAACAATCTTTTTCACAAAAAAATATATTATGTTCTTTTGTAGGCAATATCACGTCCAATCATGTTGTGCCCAATGTAAGAAAAAAAATGTTTGATGTTTTGTCTCGAAAGGCGAACTTCACATTGATAAATTCGGGCGGTTGGAAACCGGTTGTCAATGAATCCTTACAAGATATATTCATTCAAACCACCCTTAGGTCTAAATTCGCCTTAGCTCCAAGAGGGTACGGACGCGGGTCGTTTCGTTTTTTCGAATGTTTACAATTAGGCACCATACCTATATACATATGGAACGACGTTAATTGGCTGCCTTTTCAAGACGTGATAGATTACAAGCAATTGTGTGTAGTTATTCACGCCGACGAAATAGGCACATTAGAACATACTTTATTGAATATTAGCGAGACACAATATAATAATAGGTTGGTCTATTATTCCACCATAAAACATTTGTTTGAATTGGGTCCTATGTGCGATTTTTTGATAGAATCACTCTAATCTATTGTATCGCGCCTCTACGAACGCGGCAAAATGCCTGTATTGACGATGGGTCAGTATATATATGCTATTTTTATGAACGACGTGTTCGTATTCCAGTTTGGGTACCACGTGTAAATTTAAGTCCAATTGTTCAAACAATAGGGTATTAAAATAAATTACATCACAACTGGACGAGCTCGAAATATTTAATTCTTGGCTTAAATCTAAACGTTCGATTAAAGACCTATGGATGACATAATTTCCGGTATTCATTAATGTGTCACTATTAGAATGGTGTGATTGCTTTTGTTTCATTTCCATATGTTTATTGTGTTTGAAGTTTCCTTTTTTATACACAAAACCATTCATATGAGTAAAATCAAACCCCGGTTTTGCTTTGCTTGGCGCCAAAATGACATTGGTTCCAAGATTATGTATATATTCTTTTGCCGTTTCAAAATAGGTTTTGTTTGCGAAATTATCCGAGTCCATCAATACGATCCACGAGTTGTTTGCCTTTTGACACGCTTTATATTTATTCAGAAACGGACCCAAATTTGTTTCATTGGTAGACAATACGAATTTATCATAATGTGCGTGTTGGTTCAAGTATTGTTTTATTTTTTCTACATCTTGCCCGTTTTCATCGCTTATGATTATTTCGTCGACCAAATCATTGTCCAAATATTCGGGCAAATATTTACTTAGAAATTCGTCGTATCGGTCCATCGTGGCTATACACAAACTAAACATATATAGATGTGTTTATTTAATTTGTTTTATATAAAACGCGTCGCCCCACCGGAAATGTCCGCACCATTTTGTCTCTACTCTTTTTAAATTAAATTGTGATAAATAGTCGTCTAATTCTGTGATTAAGGCACAGTCTTCGTATACATAATCGCTGTTTACTTCGGTGTAAATATAATCGACATTATTCAAATAATCGCCCATACTTTTCAATGCTTTGAGTTCTGCTCCTTGGATGTCTAAATTTAAAAAATTAAAATGGATGTCTTCGTATTTAGGCAATATATCTTTTAACAATTGAGTTTTTGCCATAAAAAAATCGACATAATGAATATGTGGGTGAAATTGTTTATGTAAACCTAATTCTAACAACGACGACGATTGCCCGTTGTTGGACACGTTAAACTTTAACGTTTCTTCTTTGTCGGAAATGACCGCGTTTTCGATAAGCAAATGTTCATATTTGGCTTTGTTGGCTTCGACTTTGTTTTCCATAGCTTCTATCCACAAAATTTTAGAGCGTTGTATATATTGTTCATAATCGCCTAATTCTTCGCATTCGTGGGCACCTACATGCAATACGCCTTTGAATTGTATATTGTATTTTTTAACTAATGGACTAAGTGGTATCAACATACTATAAGTTTATATATTTTGTTTAACCCAATATTTTAATAATTCAATATGTTTAGGGGTCATTTTTTTATAGGGAAAATGCGTCATCGATTGCCCGCGTTTCATATGCCCTTTCCCGCGAAACAAGGGGTCTTCGAAATACTCTATGAATTCATCTACGCGGTCTATACAATAGTCTCCGTCTCGAAACACGTCGACCCGCGTGGATCCTTTGTACATATACCGGTTGTAATATGTATTGGAATATATTTTTTCGCGGCACCCGCTGTGCTTTATGGAGATGATGCCTATCCCCATAATTTTATTGATACTATTGTTCATTTCTAACACAAAATATAATTTGTTATAATCCAACCGGTCGCTTATTTTGGATTTTAACAAATACATACACCCTTTGTATTCGTTGGATTCGCGCCATCGCTTGTTTTCTAAAGCCGTCTCGTTGGTAAACCGGGTGGTCAATAGTCCGTAATCCATGGATTTGTTCCTATAGACTTTGAATTTTCAATTTATAGTCTTCTACATCGCAATGTCTTGGATCCGGTAAATATTGGAACACGTGCAACTCGTAAAAATTCATACGAATACAAAACGATTTTATAATTTGTTGAATAAGATGGTCGTTCAAAAAAGTATACACGGTTTCCAAGGACTCGCCCACGACGATATATTTGTCTCGCCCATACAATCCGTAAGCGCCTTCGTAATCGGCGAAGGGAATAGGTAGTCGTTTATTCGCTAATATTATTTTAGGTATTCCGTGATAAGACCCTGGTGTAGTGGCGTGAAATCCGTATATATGGTGTGTGATGGATTCAATACAAAAATATCCGTCGGTTTGGCGGGTCATAGGTTTGGTATTGGCGATTTTTATGGGAGACAACGTCTTAAGGTTATGCTGTTGTATGTATTGAATACTTTTCAACATCAACGACACGTTTTTTGTGGGGATACACGAGACAAGGGGAAAGCGTATAAACGCCGTATGGTTCCAAAGGTTTAATTGCGGTTCGGGTGTATTTTGAAATATAACATAACATACGGGCGTTTGACATTGGTACTGAAACATTTTATTGCTTTCGGCACAATCGTAGGTTTTTAAATATAAGATTTTTTTAGACATAAGCAGCTCGTGTATCTTTGCTCTGTCGGGCTTCAGCCATATACACGGAATAATAAATGCCCCGTATTTGTTGGGGCGTATATGTTCGATACATTTCTTTAACATAGACGTCCATATGGTTTTGCTTTTTTTCGTGCTTGTTTTGTTGCAGGGGGTGTGGACGATGCCTTGGTTGAACGGCAGATTACCCATCACAAGGTCGTAGGAGCTTAACGTTTGGTCGAAAAAATCGCCGTGGACAAAAGGCGGGCGATTATGAAATAGGTCGCAACCGTGATACGTAGTTTTGTCTTTATACGGATATAAATCATAAAATATACCGGGACCGACGCCGGGTTCGTAGACGTCTATATGGACGTCGTCTTTCAACAAGGGCATCAATAGGTCATAGATTTCTTGTACTAAACCAGGTGGACTATGTACTTCTCCACGATCGTTCATTATTTATTCGTTTTAATATATAATGAGCCAGTTAAATGTATTGTCTACTGAAAATATATCGTCTTACCATAAATTCAAATTACAAGACGGCAACTTATATTTGAATAACAAGCGTGTTGGCATCGAAGTCTTTGGTGCCGGAAAAAATATGGTGTTGTCCGACCACTTGTATGGACTTATAGATGACGTAGATTTAAGCGGACGCTTGGTGGTAGACGGTTCTATGGTTTTGGGGAACGATTTGTCGATGGATGGAAATATTCAAATGAACGGGGCGTTGGTGATGGGTGTAAATGATACGATTACATTGGGCGACTCCATATTTTATGGCGATAATAATACGAGTCTTATAGCGGGAAATTTGGATATAACGGGTGTTTTATCGGTGGGGACATTGCGTTCGACTACACTCGAATTTGGAGGTGGTGTGGATTTTTCCTTTGTAGGTATTGGTACAATCAATACCCTGGAAGACCTTAGTATGATTGTGGTCAAAGCGACATTATTCGACGTCGATGGAAATATACGCGCGGCGGACGCCGAATTTGATAATATAAATGTGAACACAAAAAATACGTCTTTCCAGTCGACTGTCCTAAATAACTTACAATCCAACACTACAACCGTTTTGCTGGGCGATACCACCATCGTATCGTGTTCCATGGACTCGTTAGACCTAGACACTGGGTCAATTGTTGATTTGTCGGCACAAGTCTTACACGTATATTCGTCGGCAGACTTTTATATAGATAGCGCGTTCACCATTCACGGGGATTCGGAGGCGGAGGTGTTGAATGTATACGACTGGGTACCCGATACCAACCAAAACTTATATTACGACAAAGGCAATATTATTATAGGGGCGACGACCGCCGTGGACGCGTCGTTGAACGTGTTTGGGAAGGTGTATATCGGCGGAGACTTGGAGGTCGCTGGGGTCATCACGGCACAAAGCGTGATACAGACGTCCGACGCTCGGTTGAAAACCAACGTACAGGACTTGACGCACGGACTGGATTTGATACGCCAAATTCAGCCTAAATTGTATAACAAAAACGATTTAAAAGAAGCGGGTGTTCTTGCGCAAGATATTTTGGAAATAGAAGGATTGGAACATTTGGTTCATCTGGATGAAAAAACACAAATGTATTCTGTCAACTATATGGGATTGTATATGTATGCGATCCAAGCTATAAAAGAATTGGAGGCTAAACTACAAAACTTGGAACCTTTAAGGGAGTTGCCTTAACCCTCGGGGTTTATAAAAGGTCGTTTTGTAAAGGTTAAGGGTTCTAAGTTTTTGGACAACGTCCAAGGGTCCAAGTGAAGGGCAAACTTAATATTCTATGTCTAATGATAGGCTTGTACGTTGATTGGTATTTTTACGGGTATTCGTGTGCAGGTTATACCTCGTTATGGTTTAAAAGCGGTCCCTCAATCTTTGCCGGGATTTGTATTAAGGAGGTTAACTTTCTGGTGATTTTTTGGACGTTCATCGGAATTTATATGGGGGCTCGGCTACATTAGCGATGCTTTATCGCTTATTGTTGGGATAAAAGGTGGAATCATTAGACATGTTATATCTGTTTTAACGATCTAATGTACGTATAATCTGTCCCGACACGTATAAGTGGTCGCGCCACGTATACTTCCCGTAAACGCATCCAATTCCGGTGACGGAGAAATCTGTCAAATTACTCCACGTAGTATTTTACATCTAGACTATGTTTTGCGCCGACACATTCTAGACGCGGTTAAATATTTAGGATTTCGCGGATTGAGTTAAAATATAAAATAATAGATAGTATAATGCATAAATTTACTTCGAATATACCTCTAATCGTGAACAATATAAGCACTATGCAGGATGTGTCGGCGCAAAACATGGACTTAAGTGGAAGTCTAGATGTAAGCCAAAATACAACGATAGGGGGTGATTTGAATGTGACCGGCGAATCAACCTTGAGTAGTTTATCCGTGACTGGAAATGAGACGGTGAGTGGAACTTTGTCTGTGACGGAAGCGACAACCTTGAGTAGTTTATCTGTGACTGGAAATGTAGTAGCAGGAACAATTGATTCGGGAAATATTACAGGAAGAACAGGAACAACCATTACTGCGCCAACTATAACCGCATCAGGTAATTTATATGTAGGACAGAATACGAATGATTCTTCTACAAAAAGTATTTTCTTTGGTGGAGGATTTGGTGACAATGGATACGATCTCGCGGTCATTGAAAACCGCATATATTCAGCTACTGAACAAAGCGAACTTTTACTTTTTAAAGGTAATGATGCAATTGGTGCCGTAGGTCCTGACCGAATTAGGTTAAGAGCTGCTACTATTGCGTTTGATACTTATCCAGCTGATACGAGAACAAGAACAGATGAAAATGTACGAATGACGATTTTGTCTAACGGTAATGTTGGTATTGGAACAAAAACTCCAACCACTCTTTTAGATGTGAGTGGTACAGGTCGTATCACCGGAACAACTACTTTGACCGGAAACGTTGGGATTGGCGGCGCTTCCGGAACTGAAACATTGCTCGTTAGTGGTTCGGAGCGTATCACCGGAAACTTGGACGTGTCGGGTGACTTGAATGTAACTGGAAATTTTAATTTCAACGAAATCATACAAAACATTACGACCGTAAACAATGAGGTCATCATAAGCACACAACTGGACATTTCCAATCAAGGGACGGGTCCGGCTCTAAAAGTGTCTCAGTTTGGTGTAGGCGAAGACCAAGACGTGGCTGTATTTAACGCAGGAGACGAAGGCGACGCTTTTAAAATAGATTATGCTGGTAATTCGCATTTCTACAAACCTGTTGAGATGAGTGGCAATTTAGATGTTAGCGGAAATACTACGATTGGGGGAAACTTGGACGTGTCGGGTGACTTGACTGTAACTGGAAACACTGAATTGACTGGTGATGTAGTAGTAGCAGGTGATTTGAATGTGATTGGAGGGAGTCTAGATATTTCTGGTGTTACTATAAAATCCTATGAGGAAGACGAACCCCTTTTTGACACGCTTGTGATACGTTATCCTACTCTAACTGGAATTGGACACTTTCGTGGTATTAGAGAAATACAATTGTGGGTGAATAATGTGAACGTATTGCCTAGTTTGGTGACACCTTCTACGTTTAATGTAGACGGCACTCCGTTAGAAGATATATCCAATATTCCATTTTTTATGGATTGGTCTGATAAAACGTTAGACCCTTATCATGATATTAAGTATCCTCATCTGGTAGCAAATAATATTTTTGAACCGGAAGGTGCGTATTGGGGTATACAAAACGGCGACGCCGTTACCAATCCAAATATATCATTGTATATTCCTTTGACTTCTTCGATAAATATAAATCAAATTCAGAGTATAGTATTATACGAAAGAACAGGTCACGATTATTTTATAGGAACAGCGGTTGAATTATACAACCGAACCAACGACCCAAATTTAAACCAAGTTTTAGTTTCTACAAATATCATCACTACAAACGCAGATGTGTATCGTTTTGATTTTGGTGGTATTGGCACTTATAATAAAGCATTTGTAAATGAAGATTCCATCACCAATATCGTGAGCAACACCCATGCTTTAACGGGAACCACTGAGTCGAACCTAACCAAGTTAAAAATAGAAAATGCTGGATTGATTGTGGATGGAACTTTGTCTGTGACGGAAGCGACAACCTTGAGTAGTTTATCTGTGACTGGAAATGAGACGGTGGGTGGAAATTTGAGTGTGGGCGGAGTCATAAATCAAACAGGCGCGTCTTGGTCGCTTGGTGGACTCGATAACGGCGTCCGTGTTAGTTTATCTTTGCCCGTTGGAGAAAACATACCCTTTTCAGTAAAACAAACGCCAGAAGTAAATTGTTTTTACAACGATAATGACGATACTATTACAATCCAAAAAAGCGGTAAATATTTAGTTAATTTTGGAGGATTAAGCGAGACTAATAATGAAAGTATAGACTTACACCTACGAAAGAATAATATTATAGTCATTAAGGCGTTTTCAGGAATTTCTAGTGGTCCTTCAACTATCAATAGAAATAGACAGGTAAATGGTTCTATGATACTTGATTTGGAAGATACAGATAAAATTAATATATATTTAAATAGTGGTGAGATGCATACAGCACAAGACTTCCGATACTTTAATGGTTATTTAATCGGTTAAAACTTGATTTAAAAAAAAAAGTATAATTTTTTTTTTAAATTTCTTATAATAGTGTATAATGGAGCAATCAAAAGTTTTATCAAAATATTATGGTGATAAAAGTTGGTCGTGTAGAGAGACCTATGAAAGTATAATATGGAACGACCAAACATCTGAGAAGCCAACCCAAGAGAAGTTGAATGATTTATATGAATTGCTTTTAGTAGATGAAATGCGAGAAAAACGCAACCAATTGTTAAAAGAGAGTGATTTTAGAGTAGTCGTGGACTATGATTACCCTACCAAAGACCTATGGATTACTTATCGCCAAACACTACGAGATTTTCCAGAAGCTTGGGTGAAAGATATGGAATTTCCGGAAAGTCCAACTTAAATTATTGTTTTTAAGAATATTTTAATAGAAACTCTTCCTCTAATTTTTACATAATCAACAACTCGAATACCTACGCAAGAATTACTTTTTACCTAAGTAGAAACCCTGCAATTATGTCTCCATTTTTACATAAAATATCTTAAACTATAATTCAATGTTGTCCCAGCACATCGAAAATGAATGAGACTTAAGTACCCTTAAAAACCCCAAGAGTCTGCACTTCGACTATCCGCCGTGAGAACCATATCAAGGGATTACATAGACAGTTCGAATAAAGGAAAACTTAAAGAAAAAATCTATAAAATGAGGACTTGCTCTATGAACTCAGTGATAAGGCGCTTCGTATGAAAGAAGTTCAAAACTACAAAAACGGAGGGTTCTAGCCGTAAAGTGGCGACCAAATTAGGCGTTGATTTCAAGTCGTTCTAAGAGTTAGAAGACTTTTGTGGCTATTTTTTGAAAGATAGAAACATTGAAATGTCTGCTACGAAACAACTAAACCTTTACAACCTTATCAACCACTAAACCCTTATCAACCACTAAACCCTTATCAACAAGTAATCTCTTATCAACCACTAATCCCTTATCAACCCTACAACTTTGACTCAACCTTTTTTAAAGGTTGAATATATATGTCCTTGATTAATTTGAAAGGAACGTCCAGATTAGCAGATGTAACCTGTCAACATATAGACCTAAGCGGGAACTTAGACGTAAGTAATAACGCGTCGGTCGGCGGAACATTTGGTGTGATGGAACAACCTCTTTCATTGGTAATGTAGGGATGAGCGGTACACTCAATGTATTAAACGAATCAACCTTTGGGGGTATGATTACAGGAAATATTATAGGAAATGCCGCCACAGTCACCAATGGCGTGTATACTTCGGGCGACCAAACGATCGACGGCGTCAAAACGTTTTCAAGCACGATTTCAGGAAATACCGCCACGGTCACCAACGGCGTGTATACTTCGGGCGACCAAACGATCGGTGGCGTCAAGACGTTTTCAAGAACGATTTTAGGAAATGCCGCCACGGTGACCAACGGCGTATATACTTCAGGTGACCAAACGATCGACGGCGTCAAAACGTTTTCAAGCACGATTTTAGGAAATGCCGCCACGGTGACCAACGGCGTATATACTTCAGGTGACCAAACGATCGGTGGCGTCAAGACGTTTTCAAGCACGATTTTAGGAAATGCCGCCACGGTGACCAATGGCGTGTATACTTCGGGCGACCAAACGATCGACGGCGTCAAAACGTTTTCAAGCACGATTTTAGGAAATGCCGCCACGGTGACGGGTGGCGTGTATACTTCAGGCAACCAAACGATCGACGGCGTCAAAACGTTTTCAAGCACGATTTTAGGAAATGCCGCCACGGTGACGGGTGGCGTGTATACTTCAGGCAACCAAACGATCGACGGAGTCAAGACGTTTTCAAGCACGATTACAGGAAGTATTACAGGAAATGCCGCCACGGTTACGGGTGGAGTATATACTTCAGGCGACCAAACGATCAATGGCGTCAAGACGTTTTCAAGCGAAGTAAAAATTACAGGCGGGAGTCCTACACTCTATTTTAAAGATACAAACGAGCGTTCGGGTATGATACATATGAACTCTAACCGCATGTATTTTTTATCAGGCGGTGTGAATTCAGATACTTGGGGTCAAGTCAATGGTCAGTGGCCTCTTTATTTACAGACGAATACAAATGAAGCCTTTTTCGGTGGAAACATAAATACTCCGGGAGAGGTGGCGGGTAATATATTAAGAGTAAATATGCCTGATAGCAAATATTGGCAACTACAAGATTATAATGATGAGAACTTAGGATTTTATCAAAATGGAACATTAAAAGGATATATTGAAGATGATGGCGGTCAACTTGTCAATCGTATGAATTTCACAGGTCAACACAGATGCTTCATCAAAGATATTCCATTTTCAAATACAGACTACGAAGGTCGTATTATATGTGCTGACCAAAATATATATATATCTATGTCCAATACAATTAAAAAAGGTAACCAAGCCATTACACAAAATGAATCGTTGCCTTATGTAAGTCTTTCCAATAAAATTAATGATAAATCTTGCTTCGGTGTTATTTCTTCTGGAGAAGACCCTAATGAACGAATTGATAGATATGGAGCTTTTTCTACCCCTTATGAAAAAGAAAAAGGAGACACGCGTGTCTATATTAACTCCGTCGGAGAAGGCGCAATATGGGTAAGTAATAAAAACGGCACACTGGAATCAGGCGACTACATTACCACGTGTGATTTGTCTGGATATGGAACGAAACAAGATGACGATATTTTACATAATTATACAGTAGCCAAAATAACGATGGATTGCGATTTCAGCCCACGCTATGTACCGATACCAAGTATATTAAAAGACGCCAGTGGAGAAAACATTTTAGACGCTTACGACCAGTTACAATGGACGGACGCTTCTGGGGACTATGAATACGAATATAATATTAGATACATCAATCGTGAAGCGCAAATCATAACTTACGAAGAATACGATTCCAGTTATGATTCTATAGTGGCGTATGTAGGTTGTACGTATCATTGCGGGTAGACTCTGAATCAGCCAAAACCAACACAACCACAACCACAACCAATCCACAACCAATCCACCAACACAACCCAACACCCATAACACACCCACCCACAACACAACCCAAGCCAACCAACCCACAACACAACCACAACACAACCCACAACCCAAGCCAACGCAACCCACAACCAACCCACAACACAACCAAGCCAACCAACCCACCCATATATTTCACATTTGGCTCAACCTTTTTTAAAGGTTGAATATATGGATTACCGACGAGCTATAGGAGAAATGTATCCAACCGCCAGATTTTTAATAGAAGAGACCTACGATAGTTTAGTATGGTGGGATGTTCAACCAAAACCGACCGACGCCGAGATAATCGCGTATTACGAGAAGTCTAAAACCGAATGGGCATTTATACAAATGAAATATCATCGTAATAGCCTTCTTGTAGGGTGCGACTTTTGCGCCCTTCCGGACTATCCCGATAGAGACAAATGGGTCGTCTATAGGCAGTTGTTACGGGACTTGCCTGTGAATTGGACGATCGATACACCCTTTCCAACCCCGCCTTAAACCACGACCACAACCCACAACCCACCAACCCAACAACCCAACCAACCACAACCCACAACCACCAACCCACCAACCCACAACCCACAACCACAACCACAACACAACCACAACCCACAACCAACCACCAACCACCAACAACACAACCACCAAATCACCCGTTTTGGCTCAACCTTTTTTAAAGGTTGAATATATGAAGAGAAAACGAATATCTGTGGTTGGTCCTTCTAGCGAATTTAATACAATACAACAACTTGTATTAAGCGATCCAGAAGAGGTGCAAGTGGATTCTCTAACGATTTCAAATACAGACTTAACCTACATCCGTGCTTTCCCGGACGGCGTAGAAGAAATTAATTGCGAAAACAATAGTGCTTTAACCGAACTACCAGAACTGCCCGATTCTCTACAATATTTTTCGTGTAATTATAACAAGCTAACGTCCTTGCCGGAACAAGACGAGGGAGAATTAATAAAGGTGGAATGTGTAGGCAACCTCTTAACGGATTTGCCTCTTATGCCGACGTTGACCAGCCTAGACGCGCGCGACAATAAAATGAAAAAGTTCCCGAATGTGGCGCCCGGATTGCGTGAGTTATATTTATCCGGAAATCCATTTTCAAAAAAAATGACTGAATTTAAGCGATTTGCCAAGTATATAAGAGAAAATAATTGTGACCACGATTTAGACACCATGATAGATTTAAAGTCCTTTCGCTCCCTACAGTTAGCCTCAAAATCAGGAACGTTTCGAAATATTCCCCGCGAACTACAGAATTATATGGAAGGATTTATAGCCGGTAAACGGGAAACACGGAAGAGGCATTCAAAAATTGAAAGATTTAGATTTAGTAGATTAAAATGAATCGAGAAAAATTTCTAGAACAAAAACTGAAAGAGTTGACGAACCTTCTGTTCCTTTACGAGGTCCGTCACCGGGCGCAAGGTCATCTTTTGAGTAGCGAAATATATCAATTTGCTGAATTTTATCTTACGTGTGCGCCAAACCCTTCGCGCCCGAAGGTCGGGTTGATCGGGAACAAGATTGCGGAGTTTATGGTGCCGTTTGGCATTCCATGTGCCTATGCCTTGAGTCAATTTTGTATTATTTTAAAGAAAAAGAAAAAGATCATACATAATTTCCGTTACGCTCCAAAGCACGATATTCATGTTTGGAGGAAAACTCTTCCAGGTGATATGTCTCTGGAAAAGTTTAAACGCGAATTGTATATAAAATTTAAATAATCTACATATATATGTCTTTTATAGTGGAGGTTCCTTCCGCATTTTCTAAATCGGTTCAAATCCCCAATCGCCTAGGGAACACCATGCTGACCGGAAACGAGACCATTCACGGCGGGTTGGTGGTGAACGGTTCTTTTACGCTGGGTGGCACCAGCAATCAAAACCAAGATATTATATACAATTCTTTGGACATCTCGAACAACCTTATGGTCCGCGGCAATGCTGAAGTGAAAGGTTCGTTGGACGTGTCAGGTATAAATATTTACCAATTTTTGTTGGAAATTTCTACTCGTTTAGACGCATTAGAGGGATAAAATAATATATATATATATGTCCTTCGTAGTAGAAATACCGTCTGCATTTACAAAATCAGTCCAAATCCCCAATCGTCTAGGAAACACTACGCTGACCGGAAACGAGACGATTCACGGCAGTGTGATAGTCAATGGGTCTTTAACGTTGGACGGGGTAGGTTCTAATTCTGGAGAGCCTGTATACGATTCTATAAAAGTTACGAACGACATAGAAGTCGGCGGGAACATTTTGAGTTCTCGTTTTAGGGTAGACAAGATAATAGACAATCTATCCGGACAATTTCTTGACAGCTCGTCTCCGTCAAATGTAACCTTGGCGGAACTGATTGTATACGGCGGAACATTACATATGAGCTTTGAATGTGGAGGATCTCGTACGGTTGGTGGACTGGCGAATTACACGTTTGTATTAACACAAAATAGTCAAACGATAAAGTCCACGGTGGCGTCGTATTATTTTAATCAAGCAAACATATCACAATATTGGGCAAGAAATGATGTATACACGAATGTACCAGCCGGAACCTATATATTAAGTGTTTCTCGAAATGATACGAATTTAAGACATGGGGTATCCGACTTTTTCAATGTTGTTTTAATAGAAAATCCTTTTTAATATATATATGTCCTTTGTGGTTGAAGTACCGTGTTTATTTACTAAACCGACCCAAATACCTTTCCGCTTAGGGAACACTGGTTTTATTGGCGAAGAGACCATACACGGCGGATGGATGGTCAATCAGTCAATCACATTGAATGGGTCCGGTACCGAAGCGGTCGAACGTGTGTACGACTCGCTCGATGTGTCCGGCGACTTAGTGGTCGGCGGAAACATCGTGACTTCACGATTTAGAAATGTAGTGGTGAATACCACCCGTGTGTTTCCGGGCGGCACTGGAACTGGAACATCCGCTACATTGACCACTCTTATATTAAATGGCGGAACCCTATGTTTTAACTTTCAATGCAGTGGCTCTTGTAGCTCTAGTTTGGTGGCTAGATTTACCTTTGAGTTAATAAACTCTGAAAATATAGCAATACGCTCGACCAATGCTAGTTTTAAATTTTCTCAAACCATTGTTCATCAATATTGGGGACGGAACGATGTGTATAGTGGGGTCACAGCTGGGACCTATACATTGCGCGTTACTAGAAATAGCACCGCTCTACGACACGATGAGAACGATATATTCAATGTGACCCTCACTGAATATCCGTTTAATGCGTAGGGGCGAATCGCCTTATTCGTCTAACGCATACCAAAATAGAAGGCGATTATACCCGCGAAACGCCCAGAAATGAGGGCAAATACCAGAAATGAGTCGGAAAACAGAGAAACCAGTCTTAAAATGTTTGGGTCATGGTGTCCCACAGTTCGGCATTCTCATGCGTCCAATCTTTAGGAATCGTCATGTTATAACTTCCTTTGGATAATATATAATGTTCGCCTGCGTCTTTTAGTTTGTTAAACACCACCATTTTATGAAACGCTTCGCCAAACATGGTGTCCACTTGTCGTCCGCGAATGTAATAGTCTGGCTTGGGGTAGTGGATGGGCGGGCACGAGATCGCTTCGTAGGTTCCGTCGTAATTGTCTTCTATAATTAAATAAAGTGGTTCGTACTCTTGCGCGTCTTTGGGCAACAATACAAAGACCCCCGCCTCAAGATTAGAGACACGTTCCGCACCGCGCCGGGCTCCGGCTCGTCTCGTCCTCTTCGATCGGCTCTTCGCCCTCTTCGATCTCTTCATTATATAAATTGAAATAAAAAAAAATAAACTCTAGACACCATGGCGTATTATATCACAGGGGCTGGATATGAACTCGACTACGAGGATTTGGTGTACGCGGACCAACACTTGGACCCGGTGGGCTATTTGTTTCGCTTTTTCGGTCTGGGACATCGCGCGCCATTGTTTGCTTACGAGCAAATCGACCTCGCGTGTGTGTTTATGCTGGAACAGCACGACTTAGATGACCTAGGATTCGACGCACTTGAACAAGAATATTTTATAGAATTAAAAACCGCCTTAGAAGACGCCTAAAAAAAATATATTTTTTATAGAGGAAAACAGGTTTAGCCCGCCGTATTGGCTTCCCCCAAACAGATTTGGCATTCGCGCACACATGTCGCCAATTGCATGTTGCTGAGATTCATCGCAACCACACGCGGGTGTTCGCAAATGAGCATGTAGTTGTGTCCGCCGCCAAACATAAACCCTTGAATGACGTTAAAATACCGAACCCAATCCACCAAATTCAATTCCAAAATCACTTGTAGCATACGGATCATGTCGTCGCTTGTGTTGCGATAATGGTTCAACACGTAGGTCACCGCCTGGTTGGTATCATTGATGACGCGATCCATACATTAGGATTAAGAAAATATATCTTTCAATTTTTCAACCTTTGGGAAAGGTTGAGCCAAATCGGTGGTTTGGTGTGGATTGGGTTGTGGGTTGGTGTGGATTGGGTGTAGGATTGGGTGTAGGATTGGGATTGGGATTGGGATTGGGATTGGGTGTAGGATTGGGATTGGGTTTGGGATTGTGTAGGATTGGGTGTAGGATTGGGGTGTGGATGGGTGTTGGATTGGGTGTAGGATTGGGTGTTGGATTGGGTTTGGGATTGGGTTGTGGATTGGGCGTAGGATTGGGTGTAGGATTGGGTGTAGGATTGGGTGTAGGATTGTGGTGTAGGATAAAAAAATATTGTTTATTCGCCGAAACCAGTCACATCGTTGACTTCTTCGGCAATATTTTCCGGATACTTCCCGTCTGATTCGACCTGAACGGCGCGGTCTTGAACTCCTTTGTAGTAAAATTCGCCCCATTTTATATGTCCTTTAATTTTAGAGTATGACGTGAGACAAATTTGTCTCAAAATCCTTTCTTAAAGACAGAATTCAGTTCGGATACAATGTCCTCAAAGAGGGTCGCGTTATGGCTTATATTTCGCGGAATGATGACATGAGCGTCTTCGGTCGCATACACGGCGATTTCAAAGCATTCGTCTTGGTCAAAGAACCAAATGTAATGTTCGTGGACGATGCCTAAGGTGTCTAAAATCCTCTCGATTTCATAGACAATCACGTCCAGCGGTTGGTCCGTGGTGAGGCTGTGCGCGCCGAGACGAAGGTAAAACGGTAGTAAAATCGCCATACATTAGACACCACGTTCAATCGCCATCAATTTTAAAAATTGAAATGGATTTATAGAGAGAGGAACACCAAGATGACGCACAAAGTCATTACAGCAACTTATCCGGGGTCGGAACATCACTTTGTCGTGCCTAAGGGATGGATTTTGGCGGACATTTGTATCAAACACGGGCTCTTGTACCATAAGGGCGTAGTACAAAATGTCCCGCAAACAGAAAGCGAGGACGATACAATCCCAGAGGATGTCCGCGAAGACGTAGTGGATGTGTCTGACTTATTGGAATGTGAAGAAGCCCTATAAACCTATATTGTGAAGCCCTATATTTTTTATCTCTGCTTTTAAAAATCCCTCTATGGCGCCTTGCGCGTAGTATCCCATGGCGGTGTCTCGGTCAATCAGAGACAAATCTGCCGCCCGAGGCGTAACCCGCATGAGGTTGACACGATAGTCGTCTAAGTCAGGCGCGAAGGTGGCGTCTAGACAACCATACACCGGGTCTTTTCTATGGCCGCCCATAAAGCCTGGAATGAAACACGCCGCCACAACGACTAGGTCTTGTCTCGTGTCCCAAGAGTTTACGATTTTTGTTTTATACCACGCGCTTGGATCGCTTAAGGCGATGTGTACATAATTGGAGGCTCGTAGGTGGGCGTCACAAGGCAGCAAGGTCTCTACAAAGCGCCTTAAGGCGTCCCCGACGGCGCCAAATGTACAGTCCGATAAAACGGCGAGCGCCGCGTCAAGGACATCGTCTACGTCGCACGTCAAGAGAACGCACACTAGGGCGCCGGCACTATAGCCGTGTAACGAAGCAGGACGTGGAATCCTAGACATATATCCGTACGAATACCAAAACGCCGCGAACCCCCCGCCGTCGATCCACACGTCCATATAGTTTGGTGTCAAAAAAAAAAGGTGTCCACCACCACCCTTTTTTTATGTTTTTATGCCAAGATTTCCGGCTTGGATTTCTTGTTGAGGAAGACCTTCCAGAAGAACGGCTCACCCGTGACAGGGTTCACCTTGTTGTCAGGCTTCAACTTGAAGAACGGCGTCTCGTCGTCAAGCTTGGACCACTTGCCCCCACCAATGTCTGGGTCCACCGGCATGTCGTGGAAGTGCACGAAGCAGAGGTTGTACTTCTTGCCGTCTTTCTCCATGGGCACCAGCTGAACGTCTTTCACGCAGTCGCACT